GCTTGCGCACGGCTGGCTTCACGTGCTTCGCCGGCAGCTTTCTTGTATTGCGCACGCGCCTTTGTATTCTTGGCGCTTTTACCTAGCTTGCCGCCACTGCCACCGCCGCCACCGGCGAAGCGGCCATTAGCGTCTCTTTTGTAGGTACGGGCCATGACCGTGCTGCATTTACTACAGCTTACCGAATACGCTTGCCGGCTTCAGATAGCGCTATCGCTACCTTGTCCTTCTTCTTGGCCATCGACGGCATCACATAGCTGCGGCAATGCTAGCCCGCCTCTGCTGTACCACATACCGGTGCCATCAGGGTGCAGTACATACCTAGCATCCATGCCATTACGCACCATGAACTCAGTGGCGCGGCGGCCATCGATGTAGGTGTATTTAAGATCCATAACGCTTGCGAAGTTGCGCCAAGGTTAGCTCAGAGCCATCATCACGCACCATCCTGGCGATAGCATCCCTCGGGCCATACTTGTCAGACAACCGGCGGAAATAATCAACCTTGCCGGCACCTAGGATCTCAGCCTGCTGATCCTTTGGCTGCTTAGCCAGCCATTCGCCGTAGGTAGTGCCAGCCGGCACCATGCCACCCGCTGCAGCGCGTCTACCCTCCGGCGGTGGTGGAATACCCAGCGCTTTGTAGTCAATCACCGGCACTGTCGTTGATCTGCAGTTGAAGTGTTGTGGTGGCATTGGCCCACGGCCGTAGTCAAACTCTCGGCCGTCCAATGCACGACAGCGGCTGCTGGTGCGGCCATCCAATGTGGCCACATAGCGATACTTGCTAGTGATGTCTTGGTTGGCTTCATACACCTGCTGGCTGGCGGCATTAGAGACTTGATTGATGCTAGTGCGTACAATCGTGCGCACTTGATTGTTGGCCATCTTTGTAAGCTCACCGCCAGCTGCTGCAAGCTGCCGTGGTGTCATCGCCTCCTGCCCAAACCCAAGCTGCCCGATCAAGCGGCGTGCGATGGCAGGCGTCGGCTCACCAGTCAACAGGCCATTGCGTACCACCTGCGAGAACCGCTCTGCTTGGCTGGTAGCAAGGCCGCGAAATGCCTTAGTCACTACCTCGCCATTCGGCAGTGTGATCGTGGCGCCCTGCGCAGCGGTCAGGTTGAATACACCAGTGCCGGCCTGTCTTGCTAGTGCATCGGCGCCATACACCGAGCGGTACAGATCATCGCTCAAGGCGACTACATTGATCTGCGTTGGATCAGTGGTAACAACCGCCTGCGCAAACTGCGGGCTGATCTCAACCGTGCGCACGATATTGCGTTCACCCGGCGGTAATGCACGACGCAGTTGATCAGTGACGAACTCAGACTGCAACTGCGCGATGCCCTGCAGCTCGATCGCGGCAACCTCCGACGCATCACCAGCCCAACCGTCAAGGCTTGCCTTTAGCTGCGCCAGGATCGCCCGCAGCCTGGCTGCCTTCACCGGCGCTGCTAGTTCATCAATTGCGCGCAGTTGATTGGTGGCATCAATGATGATGTCGTTGTAGGCATTGATCAACCGCCGCGCCACGCTATTGCTGTAGCGGTTGAGGTCAATCGCATTGCGGTAGAAAGCTGCTGGTGTATCGCTCATGCGCTGGCATCCGGCTGCTCCGTTTCAATCAACCCACCATTTTGCGTGGCTTCTAGTTCTTCCTCCACGTCGAAGTCATCACCCAGCACCTCACCTTGCGCCAGTTGGTTGAGCAGTGTCTCCTGCGTGATGGTGCCGGCGGTGTAGAGCTGCAGCAGTGCATTGATGTCCGCTGGATCCAGCCTGCTGCCGAGAAAATCGCGGTTGACGTAGCTGCTGCCGGCATTAGTGCTATTCAGGTACTGCGCATGAAATGACAAGCAGTTGTCGATCATGTCCTGCACCTGCTGCGCAATCACCATCATGGTGCTATCACCCTGGCTGCGGTCGATGCGCTTCGCCTCGGCGGTTTCAGCGCTCAACTTCTGTCCTAGCACTGCCGACAGGCCAAGCTCATTGATCTGTTGCGCCAGCTGCTCTAGCCGGCGGAACTGCGCATCAAATGCACCGGTCGGCGGCGCGATGTATTCAGCGCGGCCTTCAGCCGGAAATGCAATCGCCTCGCCGGGGCCAGCTGATACCTCCTCAGCGCTACTGGGGAAGCCGAAGAATGCCAGCATCGGCACGGCGCTGATGTGCAGCTGATTGTCGAGGTCGCTCTGCGCTTGGTATGCCTTTAGGTTCAGCTCGGCGATGTCCTCCAGCGGCGGGCGTGATTCCATCAGCCCAACGCGATTGGCGTATGCCACTGCAAATGGAATGCGATCGAGGCTGGTGGCACCTTCCTCGTGCAGCTCAAAGCTGCCCTTGTCGCCCTTGCGGTGCAGCTGATAACCGCCTGGTGTCAGCAGCCGCACCTGCTCCACGGTCTTTTCGCCGTAGTCGCCGTCAGGCTCCACCACGGACTCCATCAGCCGTAGCTGCGTCAGCTGCTGCTGCCCATCGATCAACTCAGTGCGCCAGCCCAGGATCTCGCGAGGAGTGTATGTGCACCAATACGGCCGGCCGTTCTGCCCCGCTGCCGGTGCATCTACCAGAACGCCGACATGCCCGTAGCGGATCAGCTTACGGGTGGTTTCATACGTCCAGATGTTGAGGTCATTGCCCTGCAAGTCAACATCAAACAACTGCTCTTGGATGATGTCGTCTACATCATTGAGCACTACCGGCTTGCGGGTCAACATACCAGCCAGCATCCGCTCTAGCCGTTGGAAGTACGGCGGGCATACGCTACGCGCTAGGCGGTTGTCATAGGACTCATCAAGCTCCCTAGGTTCCTGCGGCAGGTAACGCCGATGCTTCTTGCGCATCCCGTACGTGCCGGACATCAGATCCTCGATCAGGATCCAATGGGGCTCTTGCGCATACCAGGCACTGTTCGCATCCTCAACCCGCGTGACCCTGCGCTCAGCGGTTGGGCGGTCGTAGAAGTTATAGCCGGTGTAGGTCATTGCGCTTCATCCACCGGCGTTAAAACGTAGCTTTTGAGGACCATCTGCATTTCGGCGCCATCAAGTACATAGTACTCAGCGCGGCATCGAACCAACTGCTGTGCCTCGAAATGCAATGAGAAGCCTCGCAACCCTTTGGTTGACAGCCCGATCGCTTCAGCAATTTTGGGACCGATCGTGTCGCTTGTTTCCATGATGTTTAATACAGCCTCACACCAGTGCTACGGCCTGCGCCGGCATGGAGTGGATTGAACTCACGCCACACCACATAGCCTAATGCGTCGTTCATGTGGTCATGGCCGGCATCTTTATCAGGCTCGCCCTTTTCGGTGTAGCTCTGCAGCTCCAGGCATTCGATCAACCGTTTGCAGCTGCTGTGGATCTGCAGCCGCACTTGCCCCTTGCCATTCTCCAATAGCGCCTGCACAGCGGCAACCCGATCACGCACCGGCGGGTTTGCCTTGGGTGACTGGTTGCTGATGCCATAGGACTCAAGGATCTGGATGTCGGTCTGGGTTGCATTGGTGCTGCGGTTGCCGCCGCTGGCATCGGGATAGCCGTAGATGCGCCGGCCCGGGTAACGGCGGGTTAGCTCCTGCCCTATCGCGTCGGTGTCGTGCGCGCCGCTGATCTCATCGATCACCAACAGGCTGTTGGCTTGCCGGACGGTGACGACAGCGCTCATGTTGCCAACGTTGAAGTCAAGGCCTACGCGCAGCGGCTCGCGGTCGAGGTCCGGCAGGTCGGTGACCACATGCTTAGCCCGGTCAAAGCGGTCGTAGACCTGCCCGGTGGTGAGGTTGACGAACTCACCATCGAGGTATGCCCGCAGCAGGCTCGGGTCGTAGTTGGCCTGCAGCCGCTCGATGAAGTCCGGCGGCAGGTGCGGGTTATCAGCTGTCCGCATGCGGATCAGCTTGCGGTCAGGCCGCTGCTGTGCATCCTCAGAGCCGAACGTGGTCCACATCCACCGGAACCCCTCCGGCGTGGATGCAGCGCCAAACTGCCGGATGTTGCCGGCACGCAGGCGGCCGAGGAT